AGAGTGGGAATAGGTAGAGAATATACAGGAATATCTGACACCCTTACTCATCTTGGTAATGGTAGCCAAGTGAATGTTGGTGGCTCTGGGGCTTTATTACCTTTAGGCAACGCTGTTCTTTTCGATGGCACTGATGACTATATTACTATGGGTAATGTTCTTAACGTTACTATTGGGGACTTTTCTGTAGCTGGATGGTTTAAAACCACAGGCACTGGGAATCAAGTTATTCTTGGGAAAAGAGATGGTGGTGGATTAGGGTGGCAAGTTTCTGTAAACTCGTCTAATGTCGCACTTGCTTTAGATGATGGAGGCTCAGTAGCTGTTACTGGCTCGACGGTTGTTTCAGATAATGAGTGGCATCATGTAGTATTTATTACTGATAGAACCACAGGGTACATATATTTAGATGGTCAGTTTGAGGTATCTGGTAGTGTAGCTGCGGTTAACGGGACTCTTACGAATGCCATTGACACAACTATAGGATGTAAGGTAAGTGGTGCAGGGACTCAAAATCTTTACGATGGTTGGCTCAAAGATATAATGTTCTGGGATAAAGCCCTAATGCCTTACGAGGTAATAGACCTTTACAATGAAGGTGCAGGCGCAAGCCCAGCCATTGACGCGGGAGGATATGAGTCTTCCGTGAACCTCCAAGGGTGGTGGAAGTTGAACGACACAACGAGTACGGCAGCAGATTCAAGTGGTAATGGTAACAATGGAACTTATACAAATTTCACAGGAACCTACTACGGCACACACTACAACTTCGAGAACTACTTAGAGTTTGATGGGACAGATGATTATGTATTATTAGACTCTGCCGTAGACTTAACGAGTGGATTATCTACAATTAGCTGCTGGTATAAGTCACCAGACGCTGATACAGGTACTATTTTCGGTAACTCGGCAAGTGCAAACATATCATTGAGACAAACCTCAGCAACTAACATTAGATTGTATCTTGCTGGGTCAGCGAATTTTACAATAGGGACACCTATAGTAGCAAATGCTTGGCATCATTTAGTGATAGTCGTCGATGCAACAAATAAGGCCAGAGTATATGTCGATGGGATTGAAAGCTCTACGGGGCAGCGAACGATACAACAATCTAACTTAACAATTAACCAGTTGGGTAGGTATGCTGGCGGTTCTGTATCTTGGTTCAACGGAGACTTAGACAGTTTAAGTGTGTGGGCAGGCACAGCAGCTTCAGCATCAGAAGTTACAGACCTATACAACTTAGGTCTAGGCGCAGACCCAACAACAGTAATAGCAAGCCCTAGCTTATACTACGACTTCAATGAGTTTACATCCACTACCACAGTAGTAGACGAGTCGGGTAATGGTAATAATGGTACGATGACTAACTTCACAGGAACACCATTCAAAGGGGCTATCCGAAGGAATGCTTTACTGTTCGATGGTGTGGATGATGCTATAACTATAAGTCCTTGGTCATCTGCTGCCACCAATAATTTTACAATAGCTTGTTGGTTCAATGTGCCAGAGTTTGCACCAACAGTAGGTGCTGGAATAATACTTTCAGATACAACTAACTTTGATTATATTCACTTAATCAACGCCACGACTATTAGAATGCGGTTTAACTCGGGAGCCACTAATTTTTCATGGACAGTACCTACAATGGCGTTAGATACATGGCACGCACTTGTCATTACTAGAGATACAAGTAATAATGTCAAATGTTATGTTGACGGGGTAGAGTCTACTTCAGGGTCGTATTACGCTCCCACAACAATTAAGTTTCAGCGAATAGGGTATTACCCCAATGCTGCTTATGTTTTTGACGGAACATTGTCAAACCTATCATTAGACTCATCAAACGAAGCGACTGCCGCAGAAGCACTTTCTTTTTTTGAAAACCCCCTACTAAGTCCGTATGAGATATTTTCTTTTGACCCTGAATTTTGGTGGCCTCTTAACGGTGAGGATACTGATGCAGTAGCTTACGATTTTAGTGGTAACAATAATAATGGAACACTTACAAACTTCTCAGGAGACTATTGGGTATATAGAGATTAAAACAAACAACAATGAAAACACTTATATTTTTTACAACAGAGGTAGCCCCATTTACAGCTACAACAGGAATGAATGTATCACCAATACCTTGTACTCTTACTGATGAACGTACTGGCTGGTACTTAAGTAAAGCTTGGCAAGAAGAGATAGAGGCTAAGGGAGTTACTGTAGAGCTTATTGAGAAGACTGATTTAGTACAAGAAGAGATGCTATGAACAACAACTTAAAAGAAATCAAGACAACTATTATAGGTTCAATCCTATTTTTAATTGGTGCGGGTATGGCTACTAAGGGATACTTCCTTGACCAAGTATATGCTTGGGGTGATTACGCTGTCCCTGCTGCTGTTATGGTGGCGGGTATTGGCTTTCTTCTTGCGCCAGATAAAGTACTAAACTTAATCCTTAGAAAGGCTAACAAGAAAATCGGAGAATAATATGGCAACAAAAAGAAAAAAAAGAAAGTCAGACCCCACGGGTTCTACTGCAAAAAAGAGTGTAACGCCTAAGAAAAAGGTAAACACATATAATAAAAGTATGGCTCAGATAAGGGCTGACAGGGCTGCTGCTGCGTCTAAGGTTAAAAGAGTCCCCATGAAGGGAAGTGCTTGGGCTCCTATTAGAGCGAAGCAAGCTGCGGCAAACACATCACCTAAACGAGTTCCAATGAAGGGGAGCGTTAGACCTAAAAAATATTAATCATAGGAGACCCAACAAAAAATAAAGGTTATTAAGAAACGTGGCTCAAAGTAGAACCAGAAACAATACCAGAAAAAGAAATAAGAAGCGCAATATGGGCAAGTTCCGTTCTATGTTCGAAAAGAACTTCGCCCAAGATTGTCAGAAAAAAGGTATTGATTTTGAATATGAGAACCTTAAGATAAAGTGGACGCCACCCCAGAAGACGTACAACCCAGACTTTATGTTTGAGAAGCACGACGGAAGCCTTATGATTATTGAGACTAAGGGGCGGTTCACCGCAGCGGATAGAACCAAGATGAAGATGGTTGTAGAGCAGCACCCTGAGTTGGATGTAAGGATGGTTTTTCAGAACGCCTCAAACAAGATTACAAAGGCTATTGGTTCAAAGACTTATAAGGAGTGGTGTAAATACCACGGGATTAAGTGGAGTGAGAAGACGATTCCTGCAAGTTGGAGAAAAGAAATAAAGCAACAGATAAAGGCAGCGTAACAATGGTAAAACCAAGAAAAGGAAAGGCAAAGGTAAAAATTACTTCAAGTGGCAAAAAAGTAAGCTATGGTCAAGCAGGTAAAGCAAAAGGTGGTGGGCCAAGGGTAAGGCCAGGCACATCTAAAGGTGATAGCTATTGTGCAAGAAGTTTAGGAATAAAGAAAAGATTGTCTGCTAAAAAAAGAAATAACCCTAATACACCAAACAACCTTTCACGAAAGCGTTGGAAGTGTGTAGGTGCTAAATCAAAAAGATAAGCTATGCCTAAAGATGCTTGTTACAGAAAGGTTATGAAGAGTTACGGCAAGTGGTCGGCTCGTGCCGCACAAGCAACTGCTAAGTGTAGAAAAAAAAGTGGCAAGGTTAGAAAAACTAAAGCAGGTTCTGACTTAAAGAGATGGGATAAAGAGAAGTGGATAGACACTCGCACTAATAAACCCTGTGGAACAGGAGGTAAGAGTGAATATTGTAGACCATCAAGAAGAGTGTCTTCAAAGACACCAGTTACTAAAAAAGAAATGTCTTCAAAGGCATTAAAGAAAAAGCAATCTGAAAAGGCAAGGATTGGAAAGCAAGGTGCAGGAGGAAAAAAGGTTAAATCAGTTAAAAGAAGGAAGTAGTAATGGGAAACATAGGAACGTACTTACCTCAGAAAGCAGCGAAGGATTTACTCTAGCTACTTGGGTGGGTGCTAACGATGCTTATGTAAGAACAGCGTATGACCAAACTGGCAATGCAGCGGGAGGTTGTTGCTATGTTGAAAGAAATCGCGGGAAAGATAAACGAGAAACCAACAAAGAAATAGTTTCAAAAACTATTTAGACTATAGGTAAATGAGTAATGTAGGAGCGACATATACGGGGATAAATGTAAATGTAAGTGGAAGCGGTGGAGGTTCTTCTGCGCCTGAGTATGAGATAATTTATAAGGCATCTGATACTGACGCGGTTTCGAACCTAGACCCAGTGGGTCAAATGAACGACCTTTCGGGTAATGACAATCATGCCGTGCAGTCTTCTGGGGCCTTAAAGGCTGTTTATAATTCTAGTGACGTATCGTACAATAACGAACCATCTATTTCTTTTACTTTAGATTGGTATAGATATAATAAGGTGGTTCCCGTAAATTTATCAACTGGATTTACTCTTTGGTTTGTAGGGAGCGCTATAGCGGGGGCAAGGCTAGATTTAATGTCTACACCGCTGGATGTCTCTGTAGCTATAACGTTTTTTGAGGATTTTAATTATTGCAGGGTTCGTAATACTTTATCGGGGGCCTCGGTAACAGACCAATTAAGTGTACCCTCCAATGATTTCGAAAATGACGCTGTGTGGTTACTTGCTGGTGATGGGGCGAACATAACCATCTATAAAAACGGCGCTGTAGTGGATACGCAGACTCAGGATGTTGGCAATATGTTAGCTACCCATATTGGTCTTCGGGGTACATCAGTGACTACAGCGGGTACTTTGGTGGAGCAGAGATATAAGAACGCTTATTCAGTGAGCGACCTGAATACCGTAGGGGGCGAGCTTTGCACAAAGTACGGATTTACTTGGACAACAATAGTATAATGTATATAGCATCAACAAACATATTAAAGGACATAGCCACAATAGAGGAGAACACTAACTTTGGTTTGTGGGCTGACTCATATTTAGATTTTAACGGGGTGGCATACCTGAAGGTAAAGGATAGCGTTCTTAAAGTATTAGGAAATCCTACCACAGCAGACCTGAAGTGGGAACCAGAAGATTTAGGGGTTAAGTGGGTGAGCCTTCCCTACACACAAGTCCATATTTCTTCTGTAAAGGCAGATATGCTTCTTGGGGCGCAAAGAGGTATTGACATTACTTTAACGCACACAACGGCTCCTGAAGGCGTTACAGTACACTTCTCAGGGCCACATGGATTAGGTCAGTGGGATGTTGATACTTGTTACAACAAAATACTTGAACACATCCTTAACGGCGGCACACTAGAACACAACCCACAATACTAGATATGAGATTACAGGTAATACGATACCAAGATACGGGAGATGCCACTATGGGTCTTCTGTTTATTGACGGGGAGTTTGAGTGCTACACGCTTGAGGATGAGCATAGGGATGAGAAAGTTCGCGGGGAAACTAGGATTCCAAAAGGAACCTACACTATAACCTTTAGGGGTGTGGGCGGCTTTGATGCTCGATACAAAAAGAAGTTTCCAGAGATGCACAAGGGTATGCTGTGGGTTCGTAACGTACCCAACTTCGAGTACATCCTAATCCATTTGGGTAATACCGACGAGAACACGGCAGGGTGTTTACTTGTGGGTGAGAGCGCCAAGGAAGGATTTATTGGTGGAAGTGGTAATGCTTACAAGAAGATGTACCCAAAGGTTGCTGACGCTCTTTCAAAAGGAGAAGAGGTTACCATCACTTACCACGACTTAGACCAAGACTTCGCCCTGCGGTAGCTTTTTATATTCGGGGGTTATCATCTCTCTACTTGTTGTTGGTTATTTTTATTTTTTCAGGCTCTACATTATCTCCCCACCCGTTTATAGCATCTTCACATTCAATCCTATCGTGAAACACATAGATTCGAGCCATCAAATGAGTACCAAACACTATTTCGTAATTTCTTCTTTCCTTCACCCTTTCGAGTTCTTGCCTTAACTCACTCAATCTATTAACGGCTTTCTCATACCAATCGTGGTGCTGTTTGCTTTCCTCCCTTGCCTTTAGGAGTTGGGCTGTCTTCCACTTTTCGTATTCATCCCAAAAATATTCAAAGTCAACCTCGTGTCCATCGTTGTCATAGAATTTGTGTTGGTCACTTTCAGAGAAACCCATCTGCTTCTTAAACTCCTTCCTTAATTCTTCTTCTTTGCTCATAGCTTTGGTTTATGTGTTTTAATGAAAAACGGGGATAAGGACAAGACTTACATCTCGTAGCCCCCCTATCCCCGCTATTGTTTCACCAGAGAACCATCTCTACTCTCTCAAAAATACCCAAGTAATGGGCGGTTTATAAAATTTATAAAAATGATTCAATAATAATAGGCCCGAAGGCTTTACTTTAAAATGGGAGTGGCTCAGAGTCATCGTTCAGACTCTCTGCGTCGTTAGCTACGGGTTGCGGTGTTGCTGCTGTTCGTGGTTTACTCGCGGGAGAACCCTCTGAGCTTCCTAACAGATGAACCTCATTACACATAATAGTAGTGTACCACTTACCATCATTCTCTTTGTACTCAACACTACCTACAACAGAGATACGGTCACCCTTCTTAACGTAGGACTCTACCACTCCTTGAAGGGCTTCTCTCCAAACGTCAACGTTGTGCCATTGAGTCTTCTCTTGCTTCTCTCCGTTTTTATTCTTGTAGCGTTCTGTTGTTGCTATTCGTAGCTTCACCACTTTTCCTCCCGAAAATTCTTTTACTTCGGGGTCGGCTCCTACGTTTCCAATTAGTATTACTTTGTTCATGTTACTTAGCTGTTATATAGTTAAACAATTTGGTTGCCTCTGTTACTAGGTCTTTACCGTCTTTAAATTCTTTGTACGCTGCCATTAGTGCTGCGTTGTTTACTGCCGAGAGTCGGGAAGTAAGAAGGGAGTCATCCTCTCCAAACTTTTCAATTCCGTCTGTTAGTCCTCCAATGGTAAACTCTAGTATTGTAGCTAGGTCTTTCCCGCTAAGAACCTCAGACCCCTTAGTACTATTCACACTTACAACAGCATGAACAGCATTACTCTTACACATACGCTTAATGTCAACAAGTTCAAGTCTAGGCTTCTTATACCCGCCACTCTTACCACCACCACCGTTCTGCGTGTACTCTTTTTTAATCTTAGGGTTTCCTTTCTTATCCGTGAGCAAGGAGTACTCAATCTCTCCACCTACTACTAGCCAATCTGGCTTATCGCTCATGGTTGTAATTTGCCCATTATCTCCGTTGTCCATTACGACCTTGTGGAACCACATGGGTTTAGCCCCTCCATCCCAAGACTTAGGTGCGTACTCGATACTTTTAAACTTTGCCTTCTTCATTGCTGTAAAATTTATTGATTTGTTCTGTTGTCGTTTGTATTCGTATTAGTGATTCGTAGGTAGTAAGGAGTGTTACTACTTCATTGTATCCATAGGATTCTTTTTTCTCCCGCCAAATTCCAAGGAACTCTTTAGCTTTTTCGTCTCGGTCTTCAGGAAGGCTGTCTATGTCTATCATGGTGGTTCAAATTTAAGTAAAATTAATTAGTTATCATTCAAAATCATCTGGTTTGTATTCCCACTCGTCCTCTTGTTCACTATCATCTATTTCCTTGTAGGGTAATCGGTTTCTGTGTTCTGCCACGCTATCCCTTGAGTCTACTTGTATGTACCCACACCTATCCTTCCTCATACTCATAATGAATGGGTCGTCGTTGGGGCTTGGCTTACCTCCCGTCTCTTGCACTTTTATCTTATCGCTGTGTATCTCGGTGTACATCCATTCGGTAGGGTGCTTGCTGTTTCTGTGTACTGCTAGGAAGTCGTCAGCTTTGTTGGCTTTTAGTTGTCCTCCGTCTACACTACTCTTGTAGGGTCTTCTGATATATCCATCTGAGTCCTTGTCTCTTGCCGCGAATGTGTTGGCGTGGTCAGGTATCCACACAGCAGAGTAGTTCTCTTTGAACACCCGTATTAGGTTCAGGCTATTTTGGTTGTGCCTATGGTTGTCAGTACCATGAGGAATATCGAGAGAGTTGTACGGGTCTACAATCAAGCAGTCGTACTCAAAGTCCTCATCAAATAGTATCTC